ACCCGGGGGTGAAAAGGTTGCTCGGTAAGGTGGAGAGGGGGGTAATCAGGATGGCTTCCGTAGGGCTAGCCGACCTTTCGTTCACCGATGCGCCCGAGTACCTGCTCGACGAAAAGAACGAGGCCGTTGTGATTGAGTGCAGGCTCAGGGAGATATCCATTGTGCCCATTGGCAAAAACCACAATGCGCTCCGGCTGTACGACAAGAATGGCAAGGAGATGAACCTGGCCGACAAAACGCTGAACCTATCAGAATACTTTACTAACCAACCCAAAACAGGAACAATGAAAAAAGAGATTCTAACCGCGCTGAACCTTGCCGACACGGCAACGCAGGCGCAGATTGACGAGGCGGTGGAGCAGCTGCTGTCCGACCGCAAGGCCCAAACCGACAAGGTGGCCGAACTCCAGGGTAGGCTCGACGCCATTGATGCCGAGAAGAAGAGGCAGAGGCAGGCAGAGGCCCTGCAGCTGACCGACGCCGCCATTAAGGACGGGCGACTTGACGCCAAGGCCAAGGACGCTATTTTGAAAGCATTCGACAACGACCACGACGGAACCAGGCTGATGCTAGAGAGCATTGCCAAGCCCGTTTCGGTGAAAGAGGTGATCGGGAGTAAAGCCAAAGGGCTTGACCTTGCCGACAAAACCTGGGATGAGCTCGACCGCGCCCACAAACTTGAGGAGCTGAGGGCAAACGATTTTGCTCTATACTCCCAGAAGTTTGAGGAGAAGTTTGGCAGGAAGCCGGCCGAAAAGTAGTATAAACCTAAAATACAGGAGACGAAACAATGACATGGATTAAAGAAAGTGCGAACGGCTCTCGCTCGTTCAACTTTGTGGCCCCCGAAGGGGCTACCAACGCCACCAACGAGGTGCTATTCCCGTTCCACGAGAAGCAGACACCCGCATATGCCGCCACTCTTGCTGTGGCCGTGAAGCAGTACAACACCGTGCTGGCACCCGGTAAGCTCACCGGCAATGCCACCATCAACCTGTCTGTGAACTCACAGGTTACCCCAGGCGCCAAGCTGCTGCTCAGGCTCGAGGCCGACAGCACACAGCGCACGGTAACCCTGGGTACCGGTTTCGACGCCGACGCCGATCAGGTGGTAGTGCCCATCAGCTCGGTGGTATTCCTGGAGTTCACCTACGATGGCACCGCATTCATGCCGGTGGCCATCAACAGCGTGGAGCTCGCAGAGCTAACCTCCGAACTTGAAGTGCTGAAGGATACCGAGGTGCTCGACCCCGATTATGCCGCCACGCTGGCCGTGAGCGTAGCCAAGAGGGAGACATTCCTGCAACCCAAGGAGCTCACGGGTGAGGTAACGTTGAATTTGACCATTGACGTGGGGCTTGCCCCCGGCTCTAAGCTTCACATTAAGCTCACAGCCGACTCCGGAGCCAACAGGACGGTAACCCTGGGCGTGGGGTTCGATGCTGCCGCAGCAGCCATCACCGTGACCAAGTCAACAACGTCGTTCAAGAGCTTCGTGTACGACGGCACTGCATTCGTGCCATTAACCTAGTTACTAACCATTAATCAATAGTAAACGATGAAGACAAGAACCTTTAACATTTTGTTGGCGTTGCTGTTCAACGCCGCTATGGCAATCATGCTGTCGCCCGTGCTCCCCTTTGAGCCGGGGGCAATATTTGGCGCCCTCACCCTGGTATCGCTCATACCCAAGAGCGTGGCGGGTGTTCTGCCCATGGCCATCCAGAAGGAGATATGGGAGAATGACATTATAGAGTCGCTGTGGGCCGACAATGCTTTTCTGAACTACGCCTACAATGCAGACCAGTTCGTGCTGGCGGGCAAGGTGGTTCACATACCACAGGCCGGTGCTGCACCCGGTACCAAGGTCAACAGGTCGTCGTTACCGGCGACAGTTACCAAGCGCACCGACGTGGATATCACCTACGCCATTGACGAGATCACCACCGACCCGGTGCACATATCCAACGCCGAAACGATAGAGCTGAGCTACGACAAGCGTCGCTCCGTGCTCTCTGAAACCGTCAGCGCCATCAACGAGGCAGTTGCTCTGAATATGCTCTACCGATGGGCGCCATCTGCTGCTGCGGCAATCGTCCGCACTACGGGCAATGCTGTTCTTTCCCACACAGAGGGTGCTGCCGGCAACCGGAAAGCTATTACGTTGGCTGATGTGAAAGGGGTCAAGAAACTATTTGACAAGCAGAGTATTCCTTCAGGCGAACGGTACCTCATGCTGGATGCTGATATGTACGAGCAGCTGACCAACGAGATGGACGCCAATGCTCAACGCGACTTCCTGCGCGTCTATGACGAGAAAACGGGTGTTTTCGGTATGCTCTACGGCTTCAAGGTGCTGATGCGCGCACAGGTGATGCGCTACACCAATGCCGGTACTCCAGTCCCAAAGAGCTGGGATACTGCCGGGGCAGCCACCGACAACGCTGCCGCTCTGGCATGGCACAAGAACTCCGTTGAGCGTGCGCTGGGCACGGTGAACTTCTACGAGGATTTGGGCAACCCCACCTACTACGGCGACATATACAGCTCGCTGGTACGTCTGGGTGGCCGTATCCGCAGGAACGACAACAAAGGTATTGTGGCGATAGTACAGGCCGCTGAATAGACCCAAGCAGAATGCCCCCGAAAGTCCATAGTGGCCGTAGGGGGCCAATGAAAAACAATATGGCAAAGAGAAAGGAAACATCACTGATAGTAGTGCACTGCTCGGCCACCAGGGTAACGAGCAACTACACCGCCGACCAGATGCTGATCGACCACAGGGAGCGTGGTTTCAACGCGCACGGGTACCACTTCTACATCCCCAAGTCGGGCAACCGTGTGGCGCTCCGACCCCTCGAGATGGTTGGCGCACACGTGTCGGGCTTCAACGCAATGAGCGTGGGCGTGTGCTACGAGGGGGGGCTGGATGCGCAGGGCAAACCCGCCGATACGCGCAACGCCCAGCAGAAGGAGGCGCTGCTATCGCTGCTCAAGGAGCTGAAGGCGATATACCCCGAGGCCACCATTGTGGGGCACCGCGACCTGTCGCCCGACCTGAATAACAACGGGATCATAGAGCCCAACGAATGGATAAAACTGTGCCCATGCTTCGACGCCACCAAGGAGTACAGCGCCATCAGTAGCATGGGGCAGGAGCAAACACCCAAGGAGGAGTAGGTCATGGGCGAGGTGTTGACAACCGTATTGATTGCGCTTGGCACTGGTTTTTCGGGTGCTTTCTCTGGCTGGTTCTTCGGCCGCAAGAAGCAGAACATAGCCACCATTGATATGGCGCTCAACACCTGGCAAAAGGTCATTGACCAGCTGGAGGCGCGTGTGGATGTGCTTCTGAACAAGGTGAAGGCCCTGGAGGATGAGAACGCTGCGCTGAGGGAGGAGGTGATCCAACTTCGGGCAGAGATTCAGGAGTCGCACCGAAACCGAAAGAAGATCGAATTGTTGGAGAGAAAAATTGCACGCTATGAGAAGCTGCTTGCCGATAACGGCATTGATTTTTAGCCTTGCGCTGCTGGCCGGTTGCAAGACGGTACGGCACGTACCCGTGAAGGATAGTACCGATGCGAAGGTAAGGGTGGTGCGGGAGGTTAACACCGTGCAGCTACCCCCCGACAGCGCCTGGCTGAAAGCCTACTTTGAGTGCGACAGCAATAACCGTGCGCTGCTTCAAACGGTAGAAACCCTGCAGGGTGAACGGGTGAAGCAGCATGTGAGCTACTCCGGTGGCCTCCTCATGGTTAGGGCATCCGATACCGCCGTGAAGGAAATGGAGAGCAACATGAGAGACTCGGTGATATTCGAGCGTATTGAAGTGCCATACCCCGTGGAGGTACCCATTGAGGTGAACAGGCTTACCCAATGGCAGGGTTTTCAGCTATGGATAGGGCGACTGGCCCTACTTACCATAGCCATTTGGCTGTTGGGTATCACACTTAAAAACAAACTAAAAACCAAATTTTAAAACTTTTAAGCTATGGCAGAAAAAAGAATTTTAGGCGTAGAGAAGATTGAGGTCGGCGAGCTCGCCGCGGATGGAGGTGTAGCAACCACCTTCGCTGCGCTTGGGCTAACGTATAAGGATACGGCCACCTTTGAGCAGGAAGAGGCAGAGGATATTGAGCACGAATGTGAGGAGAACGATGATCCCATCGAGGTTCTTGCCGGCTCAAAAAAATCAACGATCAGCTGGGGGATTGTGGATTTCGACCCCGACACCCTGGTAAAGGTGCTGGGTGGTACAAAAACAGGCGTAAGCCCTAATTTTAAATGGG